CCGGCTCGTGATCGGGTCGTTTCGCCGGCAGGCGGCGAAGAGCGGTAGGTCGTCGAGAGCATCCATGCTCGTCACCTGCTAAATGAGGGCCGGGGTCTTTGGCGTCTTCGTCCGAAGTTGTGACCAATCGCAATAGGCCTGCTCGAAGAGGGAAGGGGAGCGATGTCCTAGGTGAAGCCTGCCGGCTCCGGCCTGGGACATTTCGCAGTGAGTCGCCCCGCTGCGCCGCAGAAACTTCGATGTGCCGCCAATGCCGACTCCGTCTATCAGATCCCTCATGAGCCGCTGTGCCTGCCGCCGCTTGCAGACCCAGCCGAGGATCGTGCCGTCGGTAGAGCCGGCGATCATCTGGTCGACCGCAGACAGGCAGGCCGGCGTGAGCGACCTAGTCATCGGGTCGCCCGTCTTGGATTGCGTCCAGGCGAGAGAGTCGCCGTCGATGTGCTCAGACCGGAACGACATCACGTCGCCGAAGCGAGCCCCGCACTCGTAGGCCAAGAGCACCCAGCACCGCAGGAAGAGGCCGAGGTCGGCACCGCTGCGGAGCCGGTGGCCTTCGTGGGCCTTGGTCGCCTCCACCAGCGAGCGGAGCTGCTCGATCGTCCAGGCCTTCGTAGGGCTTTTGCGGCTCTTGATCCGCATCACGCCACGGGGGGCCTCGGCAATCATCCCGGTCTCATAGCCCCAGCGGTAGAGCGTGAGCAGGATCGTCCGCTCGGCCCTGACCGTGGTCGAGGCCTTCTCCGCAGAGATGGTGCGGAGGTAGGCGTTGACCCGCTCGACGCTCACCTCGCCGCACCTGGCCGAGATCCGCATCACGTTCTCGCCGTAGTAGCGGGAGACAATGCGGTCGGCCAGGTACGCCGTGGCGACACGTCCGAACGTTTGGATAGTTGGCTTTTTGATCTTCACGAGATCGACTCCTGCCCTACGTTGCTGTGGCCTTCGTGGCGATACCGAACACGATCCCTGCCGTTGATCTCGACGACCAGGCACCGATAAAGGTGCAGCCGGTCGCCGTGCGGCAGCCTGAGAAACTCCGGAAACCAGTCGACGCCGTGGGCCTTGTAGGCCGCCCCGTCGAGAGGCCCGCCGACAAATCGAGCTTTAGAAGGGGATGTCATCGTTGGCGACCTCCCTCACGACGGCGTCCGCCTTCTGGGCCTGGGTCTTTCGTGGCGTCTTCGCCACGGGCTCGGCCACCGGCTCCGGCTGGGCTGGCCGGCGGTCGGCCGGAACGTACTGCAAGACTTTGGGCCGCTCGTCGCCCATGTTCTTTCCGCTCTGCACGATGTAGGTGTCCGTCTCGATGTAGAGCTTGGCACCCTGCAGGCAGTTCTCGTCCCAGTTCTCGCCACGCTTCGGGCCTTCGACGGCCGCACACCGGCAGATCTCGGCGATCTTCCAGAGCAGGTTGGTCGGCACCGTCTCGAAGATCCGCTTGCGGTCGTTGTCGTGGTCGATCACGTCGATCCAAATCGAGAGGCAGTCGCCGCTTTTGTTCTTGTCGCTGGGCCGCCAGCCTTCCTTGACCTCGATCTTCTCGACGTGGCCCAGGTGATAGCCGGCCGAGAGCGGCGTGCGGCTGATTGCCGACTTCGCCTTCTCCTCCATCACGTCTGCTGGAAACTTGTCCCAATCAATTTCGATCATGACTGAACCTCCGGTTTGTGCTCCTTGCCGATGCGGACGATCCGCTCCGGCTGTCCATGAATCACCGTCTCGATCTGGTCGGCGAGCTTTGCGAACGACAGGCCGCCGGCCTTGTATCTCTCAAGCAGAAGGCCCAGTTGGTCGACCTTCGCCCTCTGTGCTGCCCGCTTCGCCTCCCACGGGCTCCGATCGCTCCACATGCTCGCCTCCGTTCTTGTGCTCCGACCACGCCCGATCCCAAGACCGATCCCGTGAAATCTCTCTGACCTCACGCTCGCAAAACTCCTGCCACGACTCAGGCATTGGCCGGCTCCTCGCTCGGAGCGCGGGCGTCGATCTGGTCGGTGAGCGTCGCCCACTGTGCCGAGGTCAGGGTGCCGTCCGACAGGAGCTGGTCGACACGCTTGCGACACTTGGCAAGGGCGGCGTCGTCGTTGGCATCGGCGATCGCCTTGGCGGCCTTCGTCATGACGGCCGGCTCTGCCGCCGGCGTGCCGCCGAAGATCCCGGCGAGGCGGTCGATCGACATCGGCATCTCTTCAGGCAGGCCGAAGCGATTCTTGGCGTCCCAGGCCGCAGCCCGCTCGGCGTACATGACGCGCTCTTTGCCCCCGCTGGCCTTGATCCGGCCGTCGGAGCCCTCGACGAGCTTGAGCCGGTAGTTGCAGAAGAGGAGGAGGTCGCACCACTCTCTCAACAACGGGGCCACCTGCTTCGTGAGCTTGAGCTCGTAGCGGTCATAGCCGTCGGTCTGGTCGGGCGGGCTGGTCCGCTGCACCTTGGAATGAGCGACGAAAACCACATTGATCCCGCGGGCGATCAGTTGGTCGGCGATCGCCAGAAACTTCGACACCCGCTCTTGAACGTGGATGTAGCCCTTGCCGAATCCAAAGTCCTCGATCGATTTCTTCCCGGCCTGGCGGACGATCTGCTCGATCATGATCCGCTCCATCCAGTCGGCGGAATCAATCACGATCGTCTCGAAGCCCTGAGCGTCCCTCACGAGCTCGTGCATGGTCGACTCAAGCGTGATCCAGTCGCTGCAGATAACACGGGCGCAGTCCAGATGCTTTGAGCCGTCCTCGGTGTCGAGGATCAGCGGCGACGGAAACTGCGACGCCATGGTCGATTTGCCGATGCCCTCGGTGCCGTACATCACGACCCGAGCGGCCGACTTTTGCTTTCCTCTGACGATCTTCATGCCTGATCTCCTTTTTTCCTCTTCTCGTCCCGGCGGATCGCCGTCAGCACTTCGCGACGGTAGATGTCGACCTCGTCGGGGGCGTCGATTCCGAGCCTCACCTTGTTTCCCTCGATAGCCACGAGCACGATCTCGATGCCGTCGTCGTGCCAGTCCTTGCAGGCGGCGATAGCATCACCGGGGATCACGATCGACTGACCTGCTGTCCGACTCAAAACGAGCATCGTTCCTCCAAACTTCCGGCCGCTGGCGTTCCGTCGCCCGCGACCGGCAACATCACAATCCTTTGATCACCCTGCCGCTCCGTCGGCTGGGGTCGATCCATCGCCTTTGATGAAGAGACTGTCGCCACGCTCAACGCGCAGCCGCATCTCCTCAACCTTGTCTTTGGTGCCGGGGACCGCAGCCGTTGGTGTGGCTGCGGCCATTGCCTTCTCGACGAGCTCTCGGATCTCGATCAGCTCGTCTATGGAAAGCGTCAAGGCCTCGTGAAGCAGGGTCCGATCACCGCTGGCGGCGCGAGCCGCGTAAGCATTGCCCTGCAAGCTTTGACCGCCGGCCCTCTCCGGATTCCCGTAAAGCCTTACGATCGCGCAGAGATGAGCGTGGACTCGTGCAGTTCTTCGTAGCCAGTCTGCAAGCGAAGAGCCGAGCGAATGACTGAGCCGGGTACGCCGGTTGGTGACCACCGACCGCCTCGCCCGACCCATCGCTTCTGCCGATCGGTGTCCGACCAGTCTGCTTGGATCTCTTCGCAACGCTTTGCGATTGTCTGCTCGTCCGGATCCTCCGGCGACCGGGTATAGACGACCTGCAGCCGGCGCGAGATCGCCGAGATAGTCAGTCCGGTCATCTGCGAGAGTCGCTCGATCGTGTAGCCCTGGTGCTTCCACGAGAGGAGCTGCGTATCCGTCACATCCGCCCGCCAGCGCTTCGAGTTTGGCATCGTCGCCTCCTTGAGAAAGAGAGGCTCCGGTAGCTCCGCGGTCGCTCTTGCGATCCATGTGGCAATCCCTCGCCTCTCGGAATCCTTGACGCTGCTGCCAGTGCATCTGGCAGACCAGCGGTCGAGCCGGATGGCCCAACGAGGGGGGAAGATACGGAAACGCGAAAACTACGTCAAGCGGAGTTTTCGCATTTGCGTAAAAGCCTAAAAAAGCAGGCTATGAGGCCAGCTTGTCGAGCTTGACCTTGAGCGCGCCGGCGATTGCCTGCACGGTAGCCAGCCTCGGAGAACGGATGTCTCCGGTCAAGATTCTGTAGAGCGTCGCGGATGCGATCCCGGCCTCGCCGGCGACCTGGTCAAGGTGAAGGCCACGGCGGGCGGCGAGCTGCTCGATCCTCTCGCCCATGGCACAGCGGCGCAGCTGCTTCGGTCGTCCGCCGGCGTGTCGACTCACCATCTGAACCTCCTTGCCATCCTATGCCCGTTTGCCTTCCGGCTTCCTGCCGCCTAGTGTTGACCAGGCGGAATACACCCCGCTGGGCTCGAACCAGCAACCTTCGGTTCCGTAGACCGATGCTCTACAAGAACCGAAGGCCCCTCGATGAGAGGGGCGATATTTCGGGTTTTGCGGGGTGTTTGACAGGCCGCCGCTCGTCTGGAGGATGAGCCCACCAATCCACTCCATGAAGGGGTGCGGAGGGTTGTCGGAGGGGTGCACGAAGCATCCGGCCGACCACATCGCGATCGGCAGTTATGTACCGAAGAAACGGCCCGACGACCCTGTCGGCCTACGTCAAGGAATACGGTCTTTTTCACCCTTGCAGGGTGGAGACGCTCCGGCAGTATCAGATCTCAGTCGACCTATTCGAGCGGTGGGCCGGTGGGCCGATCGCACTTGACCAACTCGACGCCGCCAGCGTCTCGGAGTGGATCCGCGACTACGCTGCCAGCGGGATCGCCCCCAGCACCGTCCGATCCAAGAGGAGCCACATCCTTATCATGTGGCGGGCCGCAGCCGACGAGGGCCTCTGCGAGCTGCCGACCCGACGGGTCCGCCCGGTGCGAGTGCCGTGGATCGCCCCGACCTGCTGGACTCGCGACGAGGTGCAGCGGCTTGTAGACGCCTGCTCCAGGCTGAAACGGTGGCACAAGTGCGGTATCCGACGCTCCGAGTGGTGGGCGCTCGCCGTCCGGGTCGCATGGGATACCGGGCTCCGCTGGGAAGACCAGGTCGCCCGCCTCCGGATCGACCAGATCACGCCCGACGGGATCGTCGCCATGCCGCAATCGAAGACCGGCAGGGTCGTCGTCTGTAGGCTCTCTGAAGCCACCCTAGAGGCATTGCGGCTTTCGGTGGCCGATCACCCTCGGACGCTCGTAACGCCTTGGGGGGCCAGCCACGAGACGTTTTCCAAGCAGTTAAAGCGTTTGGCCAGGATGGCAGGCATCCGGCCAGGCACATGGAAATGGGTCCGCAGGGCCTCGGCCACCGATGTCGAGATTCAGTCGCCACGAGGAGCCTCGGAGCACCTCGGTCATACGCCCGGCTCGATGATTGCCGAAAGAAGCTACATCGACCCAGCGATTGTGGGCGCAAACCGGCTGCGGTCAGCCCCTCGCCCCCTCTCCCTTAATACCCCCCCCCACTTTGCCAAAGTGTCCAGTGAGTTTCTCAGGCAGGACAGGTCGGCTGGCTAGTTGAGTGTCGGCGTGTCGCCGGCGTAGCATTGCACCGCTCAAAAGGAGGGCTGTATGGGATGGTTCTTTTTCTCGCGGCCGAAGCCGCCACCGAAGCCGCCGCGGCGACATAAAGTCGACGACGGGCTCTGGGTCCGCATCCACGGGCCGCAGTCGCTCACCGTCGAGGCTTCGCTCAAATGGTACGAGGGCTACGAGGATCGCTCGCCCATCTCGGCCGACAGCCTAGAAGAGTTTCGGTCGTGGAACTTGGTGCATACCGGCTGCTACACCGAGGGCGACGCCGTAGCCATCCGCACCGTCATGTGGAACAGCGAGTTTCAGTGTCCGAGGTGCGGAGATGAGACCGTCCATGACGACGTGAAATGCGTCCACTGCGGCGCGAGGCTCTGGCGACAACGGCTGGCGGTTGATCTTGTGCAGGTAGCCAAATAGGCTCCCCACCCATGCGAATCGAGACCGACCACTACGTCACCGTCACCAATGCCGCCACGCTGGCCGGCGTCTCCCGCTACTGGATGCGGCAGCAGGCCCAGGCCGGGAAGGTCAAGGCCGTCTGTATCGACGGCCTCTGGTTTGTCTTGAAGGCCGACGCCGAGCGATTCAAGTTGCCAACTGGCAACCGCCGATAGTCCTGTTGCCAGTTGGCAAGGAGGCTACGGTGAACGGATTAAATTGGTCGCAGGCGTTGCAGGCGTTGGCGTTGGTCAAGATCGGGCAGGAGTTGGGCAGCGACACTCGGCTCGCCCATGCCGTGCATGACGTGATCGAGCTCCTGCTCGCCTTCACGCGGTAGGCCGCTGCCGCACCTTAAAGATGATCTTCCGCAGGCCGATCCGCGCCGCCGCATCGAAAAACCACAGGTTCGCAAACTCGACCACGACCGCCCGCAGCACCAGGTCGAGGGCGGCTTGCTCGCTGGGCTCGCAGCCCCAGCGGGCCTCGATCTGCTCCCGCACCCTGGCCGTGATCACCGGGATCGCGTCGAGCACCTGCCCGCCGGCGGATTTGCTGTCGAGCTTGCGGGCGAGCTCTGCCATGTGCCGCTCCGGCCACTGGCGGCAGACCTCCTCGACGATCACGTCGCAGGTGTGGCCGAGCTGCTCGGCAGGGTAGCCGATCGTCCCGCGAATCGCATCGCGGACCTCTCGCAGCGTGAGCGTGTCGAGAGCGTCGCCCACCGTCACCTCCCGCCCTTAGGCGCGGCCGGTGAAACTGTCGCAGGCGACGCTCCCGGCACGCACTTGCCATCTGGGCAGCCAGCCGCACCACAAGGGCAGCGAGTGCGATGCCCGTCGCCATGGACGATCCAGCCGGTGCCGTTGCAGTCTTGGCATTTGCCGGGTGTTGGCTTCGGGGCCGGCGTCGGCGACGGTGCTCCATCAACGGCCATGCTCGCCCGTGCCGCCGAGACCGCCGCTGCGGCCCGTGGGTGCTCCAGGCTGGCGGCGACAGGGTCAGCCGACAGCCAGGCGAGGAGCCAGAGCAGGAGGTCGTAGAGGCCCATGGCTAGAAACTCCTGCCGTGGTCGAGCAGGGGGAATCCGTCGTCGCCGATCCGCTGTTGCACGAGCTGCTCATCCGGTGGCGGCTCGACGACCAGGGCGATCCAGAGGAGATTCTTGGCGGCCTTGGCGAGCCAGCTCAAAACCGGCCGCTCCGGAGCCGGCGTCGGGTTGACGGGCGACGCTGGCGACGACGAGAGCCAATAGCCGGCGGCCATGCACAAAAGGCAGACGATTGCGAGCTGGCGGGGCGTGAGCAACATGAGAGACCTCAAGGGGCTATCTGATAATCGAGAAACTGATTTGTTCGCGGGAGCCTGGTGAGCGTGTCGATGGCTGGCATTAGCCAGTTGCCGTGGTGGAGGTCTTTCCACTTCCAGCCGTCAACGCGGCCGACGGCCCAGCTATCGTCCTGGGCGAGGATCCGCTCCATCACCGCCCGACGGCACCAGAAACTCCCGGCAGGCTGGTCGGCCGGATAGCGGCCTTCGTAGCGCAGGTAGGTCGGTCCCCAACTATTCAAAATCAAGGCGGCGTCGACCGGATTCTTCTCTTCGGGCGGCGCGTTCTTGGCGAAGCGAATTCCCACGACCGACATCTGGTGCATCCAAGTCCCAGACGCTTCGCAGAGGCCGGCAGGCGAGGCCAGAGCCGTCGATGTAAATCCCTGCGAGCTGGCGATCGTGCAGGGGAAACCGGCCGTGATCGCGGCGACCAGTTCTTCCCACGTCTTCACGGCGACAATGTGCTTGCATGGGTGCTGCTTGGCCGTGGCGTCGAGCTTGCCGCCGTCGCCCTGGCCGCCGTTGCCGTACGCTCCCCAGTCTTTCTCGACCGTGGCGTTGTAGGTCGTGAGGTTGAGGTCGCCGTAGGGCTGGCGATAGATCACGCCGAAGTCTCGCAGCCAGCGAGCGGCAGCGCCGCCGTAGGAGCCATCGCTCCACCCGCCGATTGGACGGGATCCGTCGTAGGGCTTGCCGCCGTTGCGGGTAATTTCCACGCGGGCTCCGCCGTAGATGCTTTCGGTAGCCGGCATGAGCGGAGGCTCGGCCAACTCGCCGAGATCCCACGAGACCGATTCGGCGCAAAAAACCGCGTGCATGGCCCCCCAGGCGACGCACGATCCATTTAACTGCTTGCCGACGACGAAAGGCTTTCCGTACTTGGCCCGGTGTGCCTTGTCCATTGCACGGTAGAGAAACGTGTCGACCTCAGACGCTTTCCGCATCGCCTCCGGTGCCGCCTGGGCGAAGTAGCGATCGTTGCCTAGCTCGTCGAGGAATTGCTTGTTGCCTGCCGGGTTGGGTGTATACCCAAACTGCGAGACCGCCGGCGCGTGCCGCTGCATGACGGCGGCGTAGACCGCTGCAAAGAGCAGGATCGCAGCGCCAACAAACTGCCAGGATCGGATTTCGTCAACGGGTCGCTTCACCGGCGGCCCTCCCGATCTCGCGGTAGGCAGCCGCCCAGGCCGACCGCTGCTCAGGTCCGACCGGGCCGCCCGACGTGCCGACGGCCTTTTCGAGATACGCTTGGATAGCGTCTCGCACCCGTGGCTGTCGCTCGCCGATGCTCTCACCTCGGCATCGCAGCACCCGTGCTCTGGTCCTCAACTCGTCGAAGGCGACGCCGCTCTTGTAGAAGGGCTCGGCCTGCATGGCGTCGTATTCGATCTCTGAGGCCAGCTCCTCGGCGAAGGCTGCGAGCGTGGCAGCGTCGGCGGCTGCCGTTGGACCGACAAACTTGCCGCGCAAGACCAGACCGTCGGCGGGGCCTGGTGCTGGCGTCGGGATCTGCTGGCGGTCGCCCACCAGCCAGGCCAAGAGGCCGGCGATCACCATCGCAGCGGCGAGCGTGTAGCGGGTCCTGTCGGTCATGGGTGGTCGCTCCCCGCCACGAGGGCGAGCGTCAACGTGTCGATGGCTTTCTTCGCGCCGTCGTCGAGCTTCTCGGTTTGGATCAGCCGGAGGCGGACGTGGGCGAGGTCGGCGATCGCCGATTGATAGGTCGGCGTCAGGTGCGGCGGGGCCGGGGCCGGGCCGAGGGCGGGGGCCGCCTGCCGAGCCAGCCGGGGGCCGAAGAGGAGACCCGCAGCACCGAGGATTCCGAAGATGAGATAGGTCATGCGTGGGCTTTCCGGACCAGTGGCAAGAGGCTCTCGATCGCACCGCCGGCGATCAGTAGGAGGAGTTGGCGGGCGGCCGGCTTGAGGATGATCCAGACGGGCCACGCAAGCGACGGAATCGCCTTGTCGGCGAGACCGTCAAACAGCAGGCCGACGGCGTTGATCACAAACTCTTTCCGCTCGGCACCATCGACCGGGATTGAGTCGGCTGCGTCGATGGCGATCTTCATCAGAGCCATCAGCAGCTCGCCAAACTCGGCGAGCGTGATGCCGTTTATGGCCTTGACCTTCGCCACGTTCACAAACGCCCGCACCTTTTCGGCGAGCGTCAACAGGTCATTGGCGGCGAGGATCGGTGCGGAGGAGATCATCATGCTTTCACCCCTACGAGATAGATTTCCACGTCGGCGGCGCTTGCCCCGGCGTTTTGGATCGTGAGCGTCGAGCCGGCCCAGCCGGTCGCCGGCCTAGTCACATAGAGAACGCCTTCGGGGCCGAGGGCTGCCGTGACGAGCGAGCCGAGGGCCACCGTGACCGAGGTCGTGGTCGAGAGATTGCGGACGAGGATCAACTTCTGAGCGGCGAGATTGAGCGTGCCGGTGCCGCCGAAGGCCTTGAGCGGCAGCGTTGCCATCGTGAGCGTCGTCGTGGTCGAGGCGGCGACCGTGACGACATCTTTGAAATAGCCGTTTGCCTGGTTGGCAGCCGTGCCGTCGGCGAAGGAAAACGTATAGGCGGCCGTGGCAGAGTCGGTCACGTCGGTCGTATTCAGGCTGTCGACCCAGCGGGGCTGGATGCGGAGCGAGCCGGTAAGCGTAAAACTAGCTGCCACTGCCGGAGCCTCCTGCCGCTGTCGAGGTGCCGATGAGGTAGAGCTCGTAGGTCGCCGAGGCTGCGTTGGGATTCGAGATCCGGATCACGCTGTTGTCGGCCGTCACCTCCCAGGCGTCGGTCTGGTTGACCGCGAACCACTCGGATCCCGGCCCGACCTCGGCGGCGTAGACGGCAGTCGGGCGACCGGGGTCGACGCCGACCAGGATCCGGCGACCGGCGACCGTGGAGGTGTTGACGACCCGGATCACCCGGAGCTGCCGAAACACAAACGGCACCGTCACGCCGAGAGCCTGTTGCGTGAGGGCCAGCAGGTCGAACGATTCGACGGAGTTGGCCGGGATCGTGCGGGAGTCGGCGAAGACGAGGTCAGCCTCGCCCGGCCCGTCGCCGTCTGCGATCGAGTAGCTGCCGGTCTGGGTCTTGCGGTTGGTGATCGACCCGACCTCTTGCGTGTCGGTTCGCGCCCAGGTGAGCGTCGTCCGCACGGTGCCGGTCAGCGAGTCGGTGAGCGTGTCGGCCATCAGATCAGTCCGAGCTCGATGGCCCGCCTTGCAGATTCAACCGAACAACCAAGTCGAAACGCCGTCAGTTCCAGGTCGGCTCGCGAGAGCCGCTGCGGCTTTTTGCTCGTGATCTTTCCCCAGAACTGCTGCGACGGCGTGTAGGCCTGGGCGATCGACACGACCTCTCCGGCGGCCGCGATCGCCTCGCGGCCGTCAGCACCGCCTCGACGCCAGGTAGCAGCGGCGATCACGTCAGCCTCCGTCTGCTCTAGGTTGCCGAAAGAGGCGACCGGCAGGCAGGGCCTATGGCTGGGCCTCACACTCGGCCAAGCAAGCTGCGTAGCCAGCCAGATCGATTGGAGTGTCGGTGGTTTTGCTCGGCCCCATGTGGCGGGCGACCTTGTCGAGCGTCATGATCACGGCCCAGTCGGCCGGCGTGAGCGGCCTCTTGAGCACGTCAGCAAAGGCGGCGTTGATCATGCCGACGGTTTTGGCGAAGTGGGCGAGCGGCCCGCCGTACTTGGGTCGCCGGTCGCGGATCACGTCGATCGCCTGGTGGAGGAGCGTCTCGGCCGGCGTCGTCTCTTGGTTGGCGAGCAGGCCGTCGCCGAGTTGACGTATGTCATGCCAGACCGTTTTCGACTCCTCCTTGAGCTCCCGCTCGCCTTGCAGGATCCAGTCGACCGGGATGCCGGCCTCCGGCTCGTCGAGCTCCGTCGGCTCCTCGTCGTCGGCAGGATGGCAGCGACCGCCCTCGCAGCAGGCGGCCTCGGCCGCGAGGATCCCGCCTCCGAGGCGATGCTCGACGGCCTCGCGGAGCGCCTGGTTGTCTTGCTCCAACTGATCAAATGCCGCCGTCATGGTTTGCCTTTCCTTGAGGAGATGAATAATGCCGCCCGCTAGATGCCCGCTCGTGCCGTGGTAGGCACCCGAAAACCGCCGCGCCCTAAATTCCAGATCGACGAGGTAGTCATTTGGCAGCATCGGCCCGCCTCTGCTGCAGGTCGCGATCGCAGAAGATCGGCAGGGCCTTTGTCACTTCTTTTCTGTGGTGATCGACCGTGATAAACGCTTGACAAGGGGGTTCAAAACTCGCTTTGATCTTCACCGCGTATGCTGAGTGGCCTATTAAACTCCCATTACTGACATAGCGACCGGCTCGCAGCCACGAGAACTGGTGGTAATGGCCGAAGACCGTGAGGTCGGCAGGCTCGATCTTGTCCCAGGCGGCGATCGCCTTGGCCGCACCGATGGCGATCCCGCCGACGCCGCCTGAGTAAACGAGGGCGTGGCCGTGGTGAAATCGCACCGTGAAGCCGTCGAGGTCGAGCACGTTGAGATAGCCACCGCTCACCTGCCAGCGGACGTTTTTGCGGCGCTCGCCTGCTGCCATGGTTAGGTAGGCGTTTTGCTCGAAGGAATGGTCGAGCTCTGTGCCGATTCGGATCTTGCCGTGGTTGCTGCGGCCGTGGTTGCCGCTGCTCGTGACAACGATCACCTCTTTCGCCATGCCGGCCACCATGTCGAGGAAGCCTTGGATCCGCTCGCCGGCCCACCGCATCGCTGCGAGTGGTGCCTGTTGGGCGAGCTCGGCGCAGTCTTCGTGAATGTGGCCGGTGATAAAATCGCCTCCGAGCCAGACTACGACCCGGTCTACCTTCACGAGTTGCCGCTCATGCTCTAGGAGCGTGGCGAACCGCTCGGACAACTCGCCGATCCGTCGCTCGCAGATGTCGAGGTCGAAGGCGTTGAGGCCGTTAACCGTCTCCTCTCGCACGAGCTCCTCGGTGTGCCAGTCGGAGAGGGCCACGATCACGGTCGCCTCATGCTTCCGACCCTTGACAGATTTGGTCAAGGGCGGGCGGATAGCCTTGATGCCACTCAGGCCGGCGATCGTGTCGGCCCGCTCCCGCTCGGCGTCGATCTGGTTGAGCGCCGCCTTGTAGCGGCCCTTGTAGGAGCCGAGCTCCGACCGGAGCCGAGCGATCTCGGCGTCGGTGGCGAGTTGGCTGACGTTGGCAACGTCGGCGGCGATGTCGTCGATCACCCTCTTAGTAGCCATGCCTGCACCCCTTGCTGTCCGATGGTGATGCCGTTCTTCGCGAGGTGCTCGGAGATCACTCGCGCCGCCGTGATGCGGCGGGTGCCAAACTTGCCAGCCCGCCAGCCGTCGAGGATCGGCTGGATAAATTTCTTTTGCTCGGCGTCGAGCCGCTGCCACCATGGCTTGCTCGTGGGGCCTTCTGGGATCGCCGCTGCGATGTCGTCGACGATTGACCGCTTCGCCATCTAGTCCTCCTCGTGGTCAGGCTGTCGGAATCCCTCGGCGTCGAGCACGCCCGAAAGCGTCTCGGCAAAATCGGCTACGGCGTCTTCTTTGAGGTCGGGCCAGCGTGCATGAATCAACTCGTGGATCAGTGTGTCGAGTAGGTCAACCGCCACTAGTCGGGCGTGAATCCGGATCCTCTTCAGGTCGTAGTTGCAGTCACCGTCGCAGCCGCGGAGCGACTCGCTCCGCTCGATCTTCCAGCGCTGGTCGCCGACGTAGACCGTCCGCCGTTGTCGCCGTCTCCTTGGCATCCGCTCGCTCCTAGGCTGATTTTCCAGCCGGTTGCCAGTTGGCAAATCCCGGTTTTTCTCGGGAGTTGGCGAGGATTTCGGACAATTTCGCAGCGGCGTCGGGCGTGAAGCGACGGGCAACGATGCCTTCGAGCACCTTGCCGGAGGCGATCTCAGTCTTCCCGTTGCAGCAATGTTGGAAGATCAACTCGCCGTCGGAGTCGTGCTGGCAGATCGCTGGATGCCTATAGGCAGGGTTGCGCGGCGGCATGTGGTAACGGGCTCCGAGGAGGTGCCAAGCGAGGAGCCAGCAATCCTTGTCGCCGTAGACAACCTTGTAGGTGTGGTCGCTCCACTCATTGAGGAAGACGGCCACCTCGCAGGCGGCAATATGCCGGCGGCGATTGATGAGGAGCTGCCCGCTCTCGAAGGGTCGAGCCGTCGGCACGGGTTCCAGGCCCACGAGTCGCCAGGCGGCCTCCGGCACCCACTGCCCACGCTCTCTGGTCGGCGGCAGATCGGCCCAAAACATCGCACCCGCTCGCTGGTAGGCCGTGTCGTGAAACAGGTAGGCCGGGTCTTTGGCCGGCACGTTGTCGGCGTCGAGGAAGAGCACCTCGGTAAAGCCGCTGTGCCGCACCGCAAACGCCTTAAGCCACCAGCCAGCGTCACGGGCTCCGAGCGGCCTTGTGCGGGGCGTGAGGCCGACCGAGTCGCTCGACACGAGTCGCACGCCGTCGAGCCCTGTGAAGGCTGCGGCGAGGTCTGGGGGCATCTCACCGGGCAGGTGCCAGATCTCGATCGGGAGGCGGCAGCCGAGGCCGCGGAGCACGGTGACGAGGTGCCAGGCGAGCCGGCCGTAGAGGTCGCCGCCGGCGGCGATCACGATCCCTTGCTGGGCGCGAACGGGCGGCAGGAAGAAGGGCAGGTCGGCGACCTTGGCTGCGAGGGCCGAGCGGAACAAGGCGGGATCCATGAGGGCCTCCGAGTGGAGGCTTCAAGGTAGGGCAGCCGGGGGCCTAGCCGGAGGGGGTAAGGGGGCGGCTCGCCTTGCGTTGCTGATCGCCCGCCGCACAAGCAGGCGACCGGCGGCGTCGATCCACGGCAGGCCTCGACGCTGGGCCTCATCTCGCAGCCAGCCGACGATCTCCTCGATCCGCGCCTCGCAGCCATCGCAGCCGAGGAAATCCATTTCCCTAGCGTGTCGATTGCACGGGCAATCGCCAGCGGCGTGGATGCCGATCTTGGCGAGGAGGCGCTTGAGCTCGGTTCCGGGGCCATGCCCGCTCGACGCTGTGGCGAGTCGCTGGTTGGTCGTCGCGTAGTCGGCCGCTGCCCGGCAGGCTGCGCGGATGCTGCCGCTCTTGGTTCGCACCCGCCGGCCGCAGCGGGTGCAGGTCGACACGTCGCCAACCCGGCTAAATTGGCAAAAACTCATTGAATTGAAAACGAGATGCTTGGCGACGGACAGCGGCGAGTGAATTGGAGCTCGACGCTCGGAGAGCCTGCAATCGGAAACTGTCGGGTGTATTCGTCTCCGATTTCAGTTTCGTCGACCGGTGGGTCGGGCTCCTCAGCCTCAAGCTCCTCCCAGTCACCCGGCCCGCCGAGGCACTCGCCAGAGGCAATCGGGATCTCTGTGGTCGTTGCCACTTTTTTGTAGTATCGGCCACCTCGCACCACAGAGACGCTCTCGATGTAGCGATCCTGCCCATAGAAACTGCCCGTGCCGTATTCTCCAAACGTGATGCCTGTGATTTCGCCCGTTTCTGGATCGGTCACGGTGTAGGGGTCTGGCGACTCAATCTCAACGACGTACTGATCGAAAACGATGCGGATGTATTCGCCGTCTGCATATCCAGACCCGCCGCTGATGATCTCAATCTCGCCGACCGTCCAGAGCCCAGCGCCGGCCGACTCAATCACGACCCGCACTTCGGCCCCCTCGCCAGTCGGCAAAATCACGCTGTGAATTGTCGGCTCCCGTCGCGCCGGCAGGTTGACCGTGGCAAGTGCCGGCGACTGCTCGTAGGCATCGACGCCGAGCACAAACACAACACGCTCGCCCTGCAGGTAGTAGCCTCCACCGTGCACGACAGCGACCGACTCAACCTCCCAGTATTGCCGGCCGTTGCTGTCGGTCTGCTCTTGAAGCGCGACGGAGAGCACTGCCCCGCTGCCTTGGCGGACGGTGCGAGTGCTGCGTGGCCCCCTGGCGGCGACCTCCGGCTCGCTGTACGTCGTGACGAGCGTTTGCGTGGAGCTGCCTGCCGCCAGCCCTTGAGGCGAGGCAATCGCCCCGAGCGACGTGATAGTCGCCGGCCCCGAAAACCGCCCTCGATTGGTCACGTTGACCGCCGTCACCGTTCCGCCGCTCACGGTGGCTGTGATCGTGGTCGCGATCTGCTGGTAGCCAAGGTCGAGCGAGATCGTGACGGCCCGCGACGATGCAAAGAAAAACTCCTCGGCAACGCCCCCGCTCACGATGGAGACGGTGTTGATCTCATATCGACCATTCACGCCAGCCACCGACCGAAACGTCACCGCGAAAACGGGCTGGGTTGCGAAGCCTGCGACGGTCGTGAACGCCACCACTGGGGATGCCCAACTGTACGCAACCGGAAACAAGGCATTGAATACAGATCCGCCAAAGAGGTTGGAGTTGTGAGGCGTCAGGTTTGTGTAGAGCTGCCCGGCAGGAGTGTCGGCGATCAGTAGATTTCTGCCCGGCGAAGTAAGCGTCGCGCCGGAGAGCTTCCAGTAGGGGCGACCAAGATCGTCCAAATCCTGAGCCCAGGCCGAGGCGATTGTCGGGAGTGACGCTTGCGACGGCTGGGAGGGAATCGTGAAATCTACTTGCGGAGAAATTCGACCGGCGTTTGGCCTTACGAAATGCCGGAGCCTTGAAGTTGTGTCGGCCACCACGGTTCCCGACTGATTAAATGTGATCCCGGTCCATGTGTCCTCGATCGCGACCCGATACGCCTCCCTGGAAAAGAAAACTTCTGGATCGCTGGATCCGCCAAGCAATCCAAATCCCAGCGAGAGATCAGCCGACACGCTCCAGCCGCCGCCCTCTTGCAGGTAGGCCGGCTCCGGATCTTCAACGTCGAGAGGAAAAATGCCGTTGGAGGAAGTGCTGTCAAAGGCGACGACGTGGCCGAGCGATGCGCCGCAGCCGTCATCGATGTCGATCACGATCGCCTCGTCGACCGACGAAAAGGCGACAGCCGCCGCCCCCGTCCCGCCGCCGCCCGAAATCGCGACAGTGGGCAGCTCGCAATCCTTGCCGGTGCAGCCCTGCGTAAATTCGTTTGGGACCAAGATACCAGTCAGTACGCCGCTCCACTCAATCGAGGCAACCGCCCCGGCCCCGGCACCGCCGCTGAATGAGACGGTCGGGAATGTCGTTGTCGATCCTGGGTCGGAAGAGATTTTGTAGACGCCTGGCGAGACGATGCGGACAGCGTCGACCGACCCGACGATCGCCGCCGTTGCCGCCGCTCCGGTTCCGCCGCCTCCTGTAAAGGCGACCGTCGGCGGATACCTGTAGCCCGACCCGGCGGCCGTCAGGCTCACGGCCGACACGCTGCCGCCGGAAATGGTGGCCTCCGCTGTCGCGCCCGATCCGCCGCCGCCATGAAGGTGAACGGTCGGGGCAGTGGTATAGCCGCTGCCGCCCGCCGTCCTCTGGATGGAGGAGACTTTTGCCGAGAGGTCGCAGTAGAGCGAGGCCGCCTCTATTTGCGACTTGAGTTTTCCGCCCGAGAACTTTGCGCCCGTGAGCGCCACGGCCGGAGCACTCGTGTAGCCAGATCCTCCGGCGGTGACGGCAATCGACACGATGGGCGACTCAACGACACTGCCAAGCGGCACCGTCCCGCACGACAAAACCACCGACGGCAAAGAGGTATAGCCCTCGCCAGCGTCGGTAATGGAGATGAGCGAGACGCACTTTGACTCTGCGATCGGCGTGCATGTGGTCTTGATTTCGCCGTAGGTAGAACCGTCCTCCTCTTCGGCAGCCTTGATCATTACCCCGCTGCCGCTGGGGTATTCGACCTCGATCACGAGCTGCGTCGCGCCGTCGCCGCACTGGTTGCACGGTGCCGCCGGCTCTGGACAGCAGCCGCACTGGTGGCTCCGGACTGGCATTTACATCGCTCCGAAAGCCCACTTGTTTAATCCGGTCGCAGTCTCGCGCCAGACCAACTGCACTACCCCACAAGCAGCGGAGCGGAGCTGCGTCACGTCGCCCTCGCGGGCGACCGCAAAACGGTCGGTTCCGTTGACCAATTCGACCTTGACCGGAAAGGCACCGCTGACGGCCGCGCGCCCAACTTGGCCGCTTGAGATCGGCTCGACAGCAATCGCAAACGCCAGCGACGCAGACGGATTGGCACCAACTAAAACAGGGCTTTTGGAAAACTCTCTCGCCCTAGCCGACGCGGCGTCCGTTCCGGTTAATGTGCCGTCGGCCGGGTTGATGACAACGCCAGAAATGCCGAGCACGCCAAACATCGGCACCGGCTGCCCGGTGTCGTTTCTGACCAAGACTAAGTTTGCACCTTTTGCAAAAGCCACGCTTTCGCCAGCCGTCGCCCCGGTTTTAGCCCCGAGCACCACGTCGGCGGCATCCTGCGCACGGTTCCACGCCCGCGCAGAAAACGCCGACGAGATCCGTTGGCCTGGCTCGACTCGGCCGTCTGGTCGCTTGGTCGCCATTTAGGTCGTCCCTATGCCCAGCGAGGCGAAACTTCCGTCGCGGTAGACCTTATTGATGTAGACGTATTTTGGCCGCTTGAGCGCCACCGATGCGGATCCGTCGACCGCGTCCTCGTAGCGCACCCAGAGGTATTCGTGGCCTTTTTTATCAATGCCGGTAATGCTGCCGATGGTCTCGTTGGTCACGTTTGACGAGGCGACAAACTTATAGGAGAGGCTCCAAGGCCCGTCGCCTTTCTCTTCGTCCCATTCGTGGGAGCCAGAGGCTCCGAGGAAGAGAACCTCGCCGGCGGCGAAGGAGCGGAAGGCGGCGTTGTTGACCGTGCCGGTCAGGGCCGCGACCGTCTTGATGTAATCGTTTGTGACGTATGTGCTCGGCACGTCATACGTCTCGGTCCAGGTGAGCTGCGGAACGACCACGTCGACGCCCGCGACGCTGTCGCCGTCGACGCCGATGGCGCTGTCCATGCTAGGGGCTGACGGTGGAAAGCGTCGCTCGGTGCCGGTCGTGGTCGTCGTGGATCCTGAGACCGTGACCGTGCCGCCCTTGGCCTGAGTGATGTGCTGGGTGCCGCCCGACGTGTCGAACGAACGGGATCGCTTGAGCGGGTCCGGTTGATCGTCGTCGTCCGACCCGTCTTTGGCATAGTTGATCTGCACCTGCCAGGCGTCGTCGCCTAGGTACGAGACGCTGTAGCTCTCGGCGAGGAGCTGGACGCTTGTGCCGGGATACTGCCAGCCGCGCAGGCTTGACGAGACGTAGGCGTTTATGTCGGCGTGGAGCGCCACGTCGTCGGTTGTGCCGAAGACCTTGTAGCTCTTGACGTAAGAGCTAGACGCCTTCTTTCCGAGGCGGACGATTGTCGCGGAGCGACTGTCGGAGTCTTCGATCCAGGTGAACGTAGGCATTAGGCTGCTACTGCTCCGTCGTCGGTGATTCCGCGGGTGTTTTCTTCGATCTTCTTTTGCACGTCGAGCGACTGCTGCGCGAGGCTTGAGCCAAAGCCCATGCCGCCGAGGCCGGCGGAGGAGAAGGTGCCGGCGACCTCTGCCTGACTCTCCCTAGCTGCGGCAGCAGCGTCGGCCAAAGCCTTAGGATCGACCTCCTTCTTCCCGGCGGCGATCGTGGCACCGTCGCCCATGATCCGCTCTGTGGCATCGTCAAAGGCGGTCGAGAGTTTGTCTTGCTGCTCGCTGGTGAGGCGTCCGGCGGCCGTGAGCGTATGGAATTCATCCGACAGCTCTCGCAGGCTGTCGAGCGTGCCGGCCTTGGCGACCAGGCCGCCGAGATCCTCGGCCTGTTGGTTCATGGCTCGCTTTTCACGGGAGCCTCGGCCGAGGGCCGTCACCTTGCCTTCGGCATCGACCACGGCCTGCCGTCGCTTGTCGCGAAGCAGCTCGTTGCCACGCCTACGCTCGGCGATGGTGTTGCGGGCGTCGGCATTGCGTCGCACCTCCCGAGCCCCGGAGGCGAGCGTGTCCATCTTGTTATCAGAGTCGGCCTTTGCGACTCGGCCGGAAATGCCACCGCCTGCCAACTCGCGCTTTCTTGCGCGAGCGCTCATATCTGAGTCAACCTTTTCGTTTTCTTCCTTTAGGTTAAACCCGAGAACAACTAACTCCTGGATGAAATTCCACGATTTGCGAATCCCTGCCTCAAGCGTGTCCCATGAGACTAGGACGGCGTTGATCACGTTGTCGAAGGCACCCATCAGGTAGGCTCCGAACGTGCGGAAGGAGTTGCCGACGCCCGTCCACATTCCATCCCAGATGTTTTGGACGTTTGTCGAAATAAGCGTGAACACGTTTTGGAGCACAGTCGCCCATGGGTCGACGGCGTTCTGGAAGTTTTCGACGCCGCGGAGCCAGCCGGCGTAGAGGCCCGCCCAAAGGGCATCCATGGCACCAGACAGGTCGCCGGCGACGATGGCGTCGTAGATCGCCCCGAACGTGGTCGAGGCGATCGCCGATAGGCCCGACAGCGATCCCGTCGCCGCCGCGATCGCCACGCCCAGGGCCGCCACGCCGGCGACGATGAGCACAACCGGCGAGAGCACGACGCCCATGGCTGCGCTGACGAGCGTCAAGGCCGCGCCGATGCCGGCGATCGCCAGGCCGGCGGCCGTGAAGATGGCGACGCCCTTGGTAAACGAGATTACGAGGGCTTCGTTTTCCTTGACGAAGGCCGTCACGGCCGTCGCCACCTGGCCGATAAAGTCGACGAGTTTCTGCAGGCCTGGTGCGAGGGCATCGCCGATCGCTAGGGCCGTGCCTTCGATCGCCGAGAGCGTGATCCGCATCGAGCCGCCGAGGCCAGCGTCCATTTCCTTGGCCGTCTTAGCGGCCGTGCCTTCGGCTGTCCGCAGCACGGCGGCCAGGTCGGCGACGCCGCCGGCAGACTTGGAGAGCACGTTGGCCGAGGTGATTCCCAACAGCCCGAAGGCTTCGGCCATCCGCTTCGTCCGCTCTGCGACCGGCATATTTGCCGTTACGTCGTTGATCTCGTCGAGGATCGTGATCAGCGGCTTGAGGTTGCCGGCGGCGTCTTGGTTGGAGATCCCAAAGAGCTCTTGCAGCTTCTCGCCGCTGGCTGCCGAGATCACGCCGAGGCGTCGCAGGGCAGTTCCCGCCTCGCTGCCCTGGATGCCGACGTTTCCGAGCACGCCGAGGATGGCTGCCGTATCTTCCAGCGACAGGCCCAGTTCCTTGGCGACCGGGCCAGCGTATTTCAGCGACTCGCCGAGGCCCTCGACCGTGTTGAACGTCTTGTTAGCCGTGGCCGTGAGCACGTCGGCCGCCCTGGTAGCCTCGGTGGCACCGAGGCCAAACTGCCGCAGCGTCGCCGCCATGATGCCTGCCGAGAGGGCAGCGTCGGTGCCGGTGGCCCGCGAAAGGTCGAGCACCGCCGCAGTCATGTTCTCGATCTCTTTCGGGCTGAAGCCTGCCCGGCCGAGCTCGGTCATGAGGTT